GCCAAGATACCACATAAAGTGTTCAATTTCAGGCTTGTGAGCACAATGGCCCTTGAAGTAATGACCTGGCATACAGCGTGATAAGTTATACAGTTGCATCTGTATGTCCTGCCATTCTTCAGACCATGAGTTGTGCTTAAACGTCCCCACCCAAGGGCGCGGGTGAAGCTGTCCGAGGGGCATCTTCTTTGCCAACCTCTTGATGAACTGTACCGCTAGGTGCAATCCTGACTTCGGAAAGCCATTAAGATACCACTTAGCAGCAAAGTTGTTAGTTGGATTAGATTCATACCCCTTCCACTCAATCTCAGACATTCTATCCTGCGTAAATGTTCTGAGAAGCAGTAGGCAACAGGGCTGTAGTCTGTGTCACTGGCTGATGCCTGGCTCCCCCTAGATAAAAGAGGATATCCCCGTAACTGGCATTGCTAACACCGCTAGCAACCGACAGGGTAATGAAGTGATGGTCATCTGCAAGATTCGCGGTCTCCAGATAGAACGTCACAACTTCATCGTCGTCATCAGCCGCGGCAGTGTGCGTCATCGCACTGTTAATGGTATCCAGCGTGCCACCATTGGTCGCCGTGGTCTGCTTCAGCACCAGCTTGGGTGCATCAGAAGCATCAATGGCGCCAAAGTGAACCACCACATTAACCCACTCATAAGCCGATACATCAATGTAGCTGCCACTAGCAGGATACGCCGTTGACGCCAAGGCATCTTCAGGCGAAGTCTGCCCAGCTACAAACAGATAGTCTTTAGAAAAAGCGTTTCTCATTTGTTTTCCTCCATATTGTTTCTTGATTTGCACTTATAGGGCGCTCGTGGTATAATAAGTCTAACCATATACCAAGGAGTCCCTACTATGTTTTGTAAACATTGCGGCAAAGAGTATCAGCGTATGTCTGGCGTTCTCAGATTCAAAAAGGACTACGGTTTTTGTTCTATGGAATGCGTTACTGATAGCAAGCCACCTTGCCCTTACTGTGGTAATAAGGTTTTGCGCTACACAAACGAGAAGCCCTACGCTTTTATCAAGCGCAGATACTGCTCGCAGATATGTGCCGCAACACACTTTTCTTCGCGACCTAAGTCTTTGGAAACTCGCAATCGTATGAGCGAGTCGGCCAAGAACCGTTCCCCTGAACACATTGCCAAGATCGTCGAGTCGCGTCGCCAGTTTGACCAAACCGAAGCTGGCAAACAAGCTAGACAACGAACTATTGAAGGACAAAAGAAATGGTTTAGGGAAAACCCTGAAGCCGTAGCTAGAGCCGCCGCCAAGCGCAAGGCTACCAAGCAAGCCCCTGGATGGAGTGAGGCGCAATCTCAGCGCCAACGCGACTTTTACCAAACTCCTGAAGGCGAAGCCCTCAAAGAACGCTATCGCCAACTGTACTCTGGCAAAAAACGCCCACCGCGAGTTATACAGAAGTTGAAAGATGCCGCTGCGAGATATTGGGAAAGCCCCGAAGGCCAAGCAAGAAGTAAACAACAACATCTTGAAATGACCAACGGTCTGCCATTCGCCCCGTTCGGGCCAGGATGGAATCGCAAGGCTTCCAAAGTACGCCAGCGCGACAACCACAAATGCGTTATCTGTAATGCCACCAAGAAAACGTACAATCGCATATTGGACGTTCATCACATCTATTCGCGACGCCAGTACGGATATATTCCTGGCGAGAACACTAACTACGTTTGGGCTAACCATCCTGCCAACCTCATTACTCTCTGCCAATCTTGTCATTACTCTGTTCACCACAACGGGCTTGCAGTCCCAATTGAATACCGAGAACGCGCTGATGCTCTTTGGGCAAAGTTTACATCACGTCGTTAGGATCAAGCACTCACCTTTTGGCATACCAGCGACCACGAACCCGTCACCTGCCCACCCAGACGGCGTCGTGCAACATATAGCACCTGGTTAATACGGGCCGTCTCAGAGTCAAGGTATCGCTCGATGCTCATACCAACTCGGTCAACGATGGTGTAGCCCTGCCGCAAGTCACCAAACACGATTGGATAAGCGTCACCTGCGATAGTCGGCATTGCCTCTTGCTCCAGAACAGGGAACCCAAGCAGTCGCTCTGGCTCACCAGCCTGATAGTTCGGCTGCCACAGATATTCACCATCACCAGTCTTCAGCTTGCGAATTGCCTTGTACGTAGCACGCTCCGCAATAAAGACCGCGTTCTGCCGATACTGAGATGCCAGCGCATACACCAAGTCGATAACACCATCACCCGTTAGAGCGGAAGCGTTACCACTGTTGGCTTCAGTCAACGACTCACTGTTGGCCGAACTCGGCAGAAGTCCCCTTGGCCGACCATTGCCATCGCCAGTCAGAAACTGGTTGTCCTCGTCAATGGCCTGCGCGCGTGCGAACTCTTCCGCCAGATGCGCCACCAAGTTGAATCCAGCATCCTCAACCAAGTTGCGCGACAAGAACGTCTCTGCCATTACAGTGTGAACCGGAATGCGCTCTAGGCCGAACGTAGCGTTGGTTGCAGCAGTTCCAGCGGTAGGCGTTTCATCCACCCAGGTCACACGAACAGCACCGATATACTGATCGCCACCACCAGTCACAACTGGCAGCTCAACTGCGTCACGCGTGGTAGTAATCGCCCGCGCACGCCCACGCATACAGGTGTAACCCTGCATCCGGGTGATAACGTCCGAGCGCCAATCAGCCGGGACAAGGTACCCGCCCAGCGTATCCTGGGCCTCAACCATGACGGTCTTCAGTGCTTCTACATCCTGGCCCTCACGAATAGCCAGTTTTACCTCTTCAGGAGTCCAGACGAACTCCTTGCTCTCACCAATTCCAGTACGCAGGTACTTGGCAAAGCCGCGCGCCTGATCGAGACGCTTCTGCTCGTAATCATTGCCGTGCAGATCTCTCAGGATAGCCTTTACAGCGTCGGTTTCGTCACCATACCGCATCTGGTAGATTGGATTAAAGGTCTTTGTCTCTGGTGCCGGCACAGGATCGGTCGGAAGATCAGCCGGCAGCTGCGGCATAACAATATCAGCCATATCAGCATCAATGGCCTTCATTGCATCAGCACGCTCTTTCAGTTGAGAAGCTTCTGCCTGAAGTTCCTTGGCCTTCTCCACATCCGGCTCCTCGCCAGCCAGCAACGCCTTGGCCTCATCGTAAAGTTCCTTGGCCTTAGCGTACAGTTCCTTGATATTCATTTCTGTTTACCTCCAAAAGTCTTCTTATTGATTTGTTGTTATTATATGTCAACCAGAACTCGACTTCTCGGCGCAACCCCTCGGCTGCCTCTGCCATTATGTCTCGTTCAGGATTCCATCGCAAGTTCAAGCAGATCCAGCTCAATCTGTGCCGCTAGCCGAATTGCTTCTAGGTTTCCCTCTTCACTACCTTCTTCTTCGGACTCGAAAGACTTAATGTATGATTTCAATGGCATCACCGGCTTCATTCTTGCCTCAGCCGGAATCGGCGTAAGCGATCCCTCCACTATAGGCCAGCGCGTTATCATCCCATCATCTTCTCGACGTATAAGTCGAGAAACTGATCCACTCGACCATTTCAACGCACCGGACTCAGCCATTTCATAGACCATCTTCTCGTACTCATCCGACATGTCCAGAACCGTCTCGGCCCATATACCTAAATCGGTGCGCCGAGTTTCCATTGAATTGAAGATGTGCCCAGACAGCCCTTCAAGCCCTTTCTTTAACGGCACACCATGATGCACCAATACATCAACACCGTTGCCTTCAGTCGGGCCATACCAGGTGTCAGGAGTAAAATACTCACCCTCCAAATCCTTCTTGTCTGGCTTGCCAAAGAGAACCAAGTGCTCGCCTATCCTGCCCTCGCCCAAAGCCTTGACTGAATTGCCAAATGCAATCAGGTGCTCATCGTCTTCTTGCACCTTCACTTCATCCATCAAGGACTTCTCACCTGCCTCAAACTCCTTGGCGAACTTGTTCAGCCGCACAGTAATCGTCTCTTGGTCGGACTCAGAATACTTACTCTTATTCTCTCCCCAATAATGCAAGGCGGCCAATGTCTGTTCTTTAGTCGGGCACGGATAGGCATAGTTCACCGGATCGCCCCACTGCGCATCAGGAATATCTGAGGGCTTCGTTATGTGGCCATCTTCATGGACAGAAATTCCATACTTCTCGGCGCGCTTCGCCCGCGCTTCCTTCTGTACATTCAATGCCTTCCAAGATTCAATGAGTTCCTCTTCAGATACTTCAACGCCATCTATTTTCCACATGCTCTTGCCTCCAGCTTCAACTTCCCCTGGCTTTGCTCCTCTCATCTCACTGCCACACTCTGGGCAAGGCGTCTCGGCACAGGGCACGTCGCGCTCATGTTCTGCCAAATGCTTACACTCTGTACAGATACACCAGCTCGTGCCACCCTCGCCCTGCCTCTCGTTGCCCACGCCTTGTCCTTGGCCCAGGGCTTTTTCTTTCTTCTTTGTCCAGCCGTCTCCAGCATCATTAACCCCATGAGATTCCTTGAAGCTAGAAATGCAAATCGCCCAAGGGCTATCCACCTCATCCTCATCAATCGCATCCGCGCACCGCGCTATTGAATTCGCTTGTGCCAACGTAACTTTGGGATCAATTCCCCGAATTGCTGCATTAGCTTCTGATAGTTTATCGTACGGCATATCTACCGTCGCCTTCCAATTCTACGACAACCACCTCGCCCACGATTGGCGCGTACTCCACGACCACTTCCATCTCTCTTCGGCACTCCCCTCATCTAGCCCACCTCCTATCAACAAAAAAGCCGCTTTCTCAACAGCATTGCTACATTGCTGTCAAAAAAGCGGCACTCTTCTACAGGTCGCCTATATTATCTTTTCTTGCGCTTTCTCCGCTTGGGCATTAGCTCTTCTAACTCTGTAAACGACATCGTTAGGTAGTCGCCCAAGTTCTCCTTTATCTTCTGATACTCACCATAGGTTATCACTCCGTTCATTTCCAGAATGATAAGCAGAGTGAGCATCACCTGCTTAGGGTTCATTTCTTCTCCTTAATTATACCATATTGCCAGAATATTGCAAATTAGCGTTGTTGCTTGTACCAGTCTACCATTTCCTTTGTTGTAGGACTTAAGCCCAACTTGCGCTCTATGGCACTCACCATTCCCAACCAGTACTGACGCAACAGCATCCAAAACTCTCTGTCGTTCATCTGATCTTGCATCTCTGACACTCTAGCACTTCCAGTTCGCGGCTGTCACGCCGGTACATTGCCAGCCCCTTAAGTCCCAAATCTCTTGCCATAAAGATCAGATCTCCTATCTCGTCCTGCGTAGTTTCAGGTGGCAGGTTGACGGTCTTGCTGATGCCCTCAGTACAGAACTTCTGTGCGGCAGCAACCATCTCCAGATGTTGTTTTGGAGTCACATCATAGGCCGACACAAAGGCAGGCTCTACATCACAGGCTATTTCCTGTGACCACCACTCGTTGTTCTCATCTCGTCTGTTGCGGACGTATTTATCTGAAAAGACCGGCTCTATGCCATATCCACGAGTTCCCATCGTGCTAGACGCAAAAGAAGCCGGCGCAACACAGGTGTAGCCACAGTTTCTCAATCCATGCTTTCTGATAAGCTTAAGTAGCCTTTCCCAACTTACACTCGGTAAGCCTATATCCACCTTGCGCTCTGCTCGATTAGGAACAAACGAGAAGTTGTCTGGCGCAAAGATGCTGTTCCCAATAGCAGGGAAAGCTCCGCGCTCTTCTGCTAGTGCTACGCCCTCAGCCATAGCACCATACAGTATAAACTCCTGCACCTGCTCCACCACGTTAACTGCTTCTGGAGAACCATATCGAATACCCATCTGAATAAGCATGTCCGCCCAACCCGTTGTAGTTAGACCTATACGCCGAGTCAGCTTGGCTGTTCTTTCCAGCCCTGGCACGGCAGGTATGTACTGATTTGCCTCTATCAGGTTGTCTAATGCCTGAACGCCTATTCCAACCAAATAGGCGAGCTTTCTCCAGTCGCCATTGATTATAGACAGATTGATGTATCCAAGATTGCATGAAGTTCCGTCATATCCATATATCTCGCCACAGTTATGCACAAAAAAACCGTTCGCATCAAAGGCCTGAATGTCAGGAACGGAACAGTCATAGACTGGGCGCTTTTCTTCAGACACATTAATCTCCGACACCCGCACGCTGAAGTACTCTCTATTCGGCGTGCGCTTATAGGCGCCTAGCAATCCATCAAGCTTCTTAACTTTATCTGGATCTGTGAACCCAACCCTGTTTCTAAACTCAAACAGATTGTCCCGCGCTATACTCAACTCATGACCCGCCTTGCAATAATACATGGCTGGCTCGCGATTGCTGTCTGGAAGTTCATACCAGCCCGCCTCGCTTCTGTTTTCATATATTGTAGACACTATGCCAAGGCGCAACAACATCCTCTGAGCCGCCTGGAGCAATGGCAAGTTGGATTGCGCAAGCCTAACACTCACGCCCTTCTCCTGACTCCCAATGACTGTACCATCAGCATCAAAAATCCCAGAAAGGAAACCTGAATAAAAGTCACTGGACGCCATTTCAACTTGCGGGGTAATTGTCTTGTGGCCATGAACAATACCATACTCTCGTGCTAGGGCGGCACATCCTACAGTGGCGACACTCCAATAATCATGCCTAGCATTATGCCTTGGCCTAGTATAGCTCTGCATATCACTCACGCGCCCCAGCCTGCGCCATGCACGAGTTGCCATCTCTTTACCCAACTTGCCCCAATACGCAAGCCTAGCCACAAACGAGTTGTATGCTGTCTTATAGATGACACCATCGCCAACCAATGATCCAAGAACCCAGCCAGCATCAAAGTCCCCCTGGCCATCCCACGACATGCCCCGATGATTATGCAAGCACAACCTGTCGCCCTCAGCAATATGCCTAACCTCTTTCCATGCAGACATTCCAACTCTGGCGCCATGATGATTGGTATATAGCACAGGATGGTTGCCAGTCGCCTTAAGCACATAACCCTCTACTGTTTTGATGGTATATATCTGTCGCTCGCCCGTCTTGACAAATCCATCAGAAGAATAAGCACGACCATCTACCACGGCCTCAAACGGGAAACTCACTAAATCTTTTACCTGCCTCGCTCCTGATGCGGTCATTACCCATGTATCTTCTGGAACACACGGATTACTCGTCATCAGTTTACCTAATCCTGGCGTGGTGTTCCCTGCCTCTATGTTTTCATGGAACTGCACTCCAAGGCCACCATTAAGCCACATCGCATAGGTGATTTTATCGAACAGCTTGCCAGCAGGTACCGTTTTGTAAACCTTGCCGTCATGCACAAGGTCAAACTCTGATCCATCCATTACGGCGTCTAAGAAAGCGTCCGTAAGTATGACATTGGTGTTGTATTGGTCTAGGCCGTATTCGTCTAGCTTTAAATCCGCGAACTCGTCTATGTTTGGATGCCATACCGGCATGGCCGCATTGTTAGCTCCTTGCAACATTCCACCCTGCTGAATAGTACGCAAGAACTCGTTGTACGCTTTTAGAAATCCTACCGGGCCAGTAGACTTGCCGCCAGTGCGAGATATTCTTGCCCCCTTGGGCCTTAGATTGCCCCAGTACTGCCCAACACCACCACCTGCTTGCTGGATTAGGCCAACACGCCTTAGTGTATCCAGAATAGAACCTGGCTCTCTGCCCAAATCATCCTCAATGTAC